TCTTTAACAGCACCCTGACGGGTTACATCCGCATTGATGAGCCCAACCAGTTCGGCTGTACCTTTGAGTACACCATCCCAGAAGAGACCATCAAAGAGATGGAATCGGATCGGGAGGAGCTGCTCGCCTGGTGTCGCACCAAGCTGCCCAAAGCAGACAAGGTGCGTGAACTTCCCTGGGTCAATGGCACCACAGTGAAGTACCAGTACCAGCAGCCCGACGCAAAGAACCCGAACCCAGATGTGGTTTGGGTTGATACCGAAGGGAGCCCACTGGACAAGGAGGTGCTCCGCTCTGTGCGAGATGGCACCAAGGTCCGTTTGATCGTTCAGCAGAAACCGAATCCCTTCGGCGACAAGATCGGCACCAAGCTGATCGTGCTAGGTGCGCAGATCCTCGAGCTTAACGCCGGCAAAATTGTTGACTCAGGTGATTTGACGGTTGATGACGTGCAGGCGTTGTTTGCAGCAACTCCTGTAGTTGGGTACAGAGCCTCTGCTCCGCAAGTGCGGGCGGCGGCACCTGAAGTTGACAATGGCGACTACGACTTCTAGTGAACCTACGCTCCGGCCTGGAGGAGCGTGTTTCTAAATACTTCGATAAAGCAAATGTGCCTTATCTCTATGAGGCGCAGAAGTTTGCGTATGTAACTGAGTCAAAATACACCCCAGATTTCTTCCTCAAGAACGACATCATTCTCGAATGCAAGGGATTCTTCAAGCCCTCAGATCGGAGGAAGATGCTGGCTGTCAAGGCTCAACATCCGCACTTAGATATACGTTTCATATTCCAGCGTAATAACACACTTACCAAATTAAGCAAAACCACCTATGGGGACTGGTGCAATCGTCACGGGTTTCCTTGGTGCATTTTCCCCAACATTCCACCTAACTGGATCACATGACTTCCTCTTACACTCGCCACGCACCCGAATATGGCACGGTTGAGTATTACGACGAACAATTCAGCGATGTGCTGGCGGACGTAGGTGAAGACGACACCATCAAGGAAAACGTCCTTAAGGGTCTACACAAAGCCCTGGTGAGCTGGATCAACTATCACGATGCAGCAGCTTATCGCTTCGAGAACTTTACCATCGAACTGGAGGCCTTGGTGAAGGAGATCAAAAATGTTTGAAGACTCTTCAAAAGACATCCTGTTTCAGCGAATTGATAAGCTCGTTGAGCAGTTTGAGGACGAGGGTTATCCCCTTGCTGCCATCATCGACGTGATGCGCGAATACATCGAGATTACTGATGACTTCCTCCTCTGAAGGGGCGGAATTTCTTCGGCATGAACCCTGTACAAACTGCTCATCCTCCGACGCTTTAGCTAGGTATTCCAATGGTGGTGCCTACTGCTTTTCCTGTGGGTACTACCAGCGTGGGGATGGGCAGGCCCTTCCTTCTAACAAGCCGCGCCGCACCGTGAACTACGAAGGTGAATTTGGGCCAATTAAAAACCGCAGGCTTTTTGAAGAGACCTGCAAGAAGTTCAATGTCCGCATCGATCCTGGCAACGCTGTTCGATTCCCTTACTACGACGAGAACAAGGTTTTAGTCGGCTACAAGGAACGGGGGCGTGAGAAGAGCTTCAAATGGGTAGGCAGCAACCCTGACCACCAGCTGTTCGGGCAGCAACTCTTTGGCTCTGGCAAGACTATTGTCATAACCGAGGGGGAGATGGACTGCTTGAGCGTTTGGCAGGTGCGCCCCAACTGGCCTGTGGTCTCCGTAGCCAACGGGGCCAATGCTGCAGCAAAGGACTTAAAGCATCAGCTCAAATGGCTGCTGGGCTTTGACGAGATTGTGTTAATGCTTGACCAGGATGAGGCTGGACAGAAAGCTACGGCTGAATGTGCTGCCCTATTTCCTGCAGATCGCGTCTTCATTGCCGCACTAGGTAACTACAAGGATGCGTCCGAGGCTCTGGTAGCTGGAGACGGCGATGCCATCAGGCAAGCCTACTTTAACCGTAAGGCCTATATGCCCCAGGCCATCATTGATGGTAAGGATCTCTTTGATCTGGTCAGCTCACCCCTGCATTGTAAGGATGCCGATTACCCCTATTCGGGGTTAAACAACCTTACTTCTGGGTTGAGGCTGGGGGAGCTTGTGACAATCACAGCAGGTTCCGGTACGGGGAAGAGCACCTTGTGTGGAGAGATTGCCATGTCACTTGTTGATCAGGGCTTCTCCGTGGGATACATCGCCCTGGAGGAGAGTGTCAAAAGGACAGCCCTGAGGTTGATGACAGTCAAAGCAAACAAACCTCTCCACCTCTCTAATGCACTTGATCCCGATGATCTCCGCACTGCTTTCGATAATTCTGTTGGAAGCGGCCGTGTCTATCTACGAGATGGTTTCGGGAGTGTCGATCCTGATGTGATTTTGAATGACATTCGCTTCATGGTGAAAGCCAAGTCAGTGCAATGGATCATCCTCGATCACCTATCGATTCTTCTCTCTGGCAATGCATCAAATGACGAGCGTCGGATGCTGGATATGACGATGACGAAACTGAGATCTTTTGTTGAAGAAACAAAGATCGGCATGGTACTGATTAGTCATCTTCGGCGCACAACCAGCGACAAAGCTCACGAGGATGGTGCTGATGTCTCGTTAGGGCATTTGAGGGGGTCACACTCTATAGCCCAGCTAAGCGACATCGTCGTCTGTATTCAACGGGACATTTCTTCTGGCAATAGCTTTAGTGAGATGAAAGTGTTGAAGAACAGATTTAATGGGCAGACAGGTACAGCTGGAACACTGGTCTACGACTTGAAAACAGGTCGTCTGACTGAATCATCGCAAGCACTAACTGCAACATCCACAGGTTATGACGACTTCTAAACCCGCTCGTCTTGTCTTCTTCAAAAAGAAAGGCTGCGAGCCCTGCAAGTTGGCCACTAGGGAACTGCGTCAAGTGTTGGATCAGTATCCAGAATATGAGCCGTATGTGAAGGTGATGTTGAAAGAGAACGTCCCATCACTTGTGGCTGCGTATGAGTTGGAGCTTTATCCAACAGTTCTAATCATGGATAAGAACAACAATGAGCTTTCACGCAAAGTCGGCAGCTCAATGCTGACCCAGCGGTGGTGGTATCAAGCCCTCACAGCACTTACCAAATGATGGAAAGACTGGTCTTTGACATAGAGACAAACGGTCTGCTGCGACAAGAAAAGCCTGTCATTCACTGCCTGGTTACACAGGACTTAGACAGTGGAGTCATTCATCGCTATGACGATAGCGGTGCACACGAAACTCTGACGACAGGTCTGAACTACCTGGCGGAAGCAGATGAGCTGTGGGGGCACAACGTGATCGGTTTCGACTGCGAATTTATTGGTGAGATATATCCGTTTTTTGAGCCTCGTGGTCGTATCTACGACACCCTGATTCTTTCTCGACTGTTCATGATGAACATGTACGAGAGGGATTTTAAGAATACCCCTGCCAACATGCCAGCACACCTGTATGGACGGCACTCTTTAGAGTCTTGGGGTTATCGCTTGGGAGTCTACAAGTCTCAGTATGGCAAGCAGCTAGCTGGAGATTGGGGCACATACACACCAGAAATGCTCGAATATTGCGTCCAAGACGTTGAGGTGGCAACCGCCTTGGTCAAAGTATTTATGCAGAACATGCATAAGTATTCAGCCTGTATCGACACGGAGCATAAGCTGGCAAAGCTAATGTCCTGGCAGGAACGGGAGGGTTTTCCGTTCGACACTAAGAAGGCAGAGCAGTTGACATGGAGGCTGCAAAGTGAACTTGAACAGCTCTCAGACGAGATGCGAGCCACATTCCCTTATGTAAATGGTGGTGAGTTCACTCCAGCTGTCAACAACAGTTCGAGAGGTTATGTTAAGGGTGTGAAGTTTACTCGACTTAAGGAGTTCAATCCAACAAGTCGTCAGCACATCGCCCTTGCCTTTCAGATGTTTCGTGGGTGGGAGCCTGAAGAGCGCACAGCTACTGGAATCCCCAAGATTGATGAAGACATCCTACTCGAGTTAAACACAGATGAATCTAAGAAGTTTGCACGAATCCTGACTCTCCAGAAACATCTAGGACAGATCAGTGAGGGTCAAAACTCTTGGCTTAAAAAGGTTGGCGGAGATGGTCGTATTCAT